TGGGATCTACTGATTTCTCTATGCCCATATCTAATACCGGAACTTCCAATGAAATAACCTGCGGAAAATTCACTTTCTGGGTTAAGTCTCCACCTATCATGATAGTCTTCATCTCTTCGCCCATACGAACATAAACCCTGATGGGTTTCGATGACGTATTGGCTATAGAGACTTGTACCATCCGAACATTGTAAACTTTTCTCAACTTCCCGTTTTTCTCCTCTTTCGGAAAAAGAGGATGACCTTCCACGGGTTTTGAACTTAATTCCAGAAAGTCCTCCACCTTCTGCACCTTCGCAGAAGATCTTGCTTTCTGTTTGTCCACTGCACTTTGTAACATTCTTCTTTTCATCTCCTGTTTGGAAATGTTGATACCTTTGCCTAATTGTTTCTTGCCCATTATAACTCTTTTTAAAGGAGCGTCCTCCTTCCAACTTGGGCAAAAATCTGGCTACGTTGTACTCCCGGGGGACTACCATACGCAACGCTTCATTCCACCTTTTGTTGTTAATAAGCAATTTTCCATACTTATCAATTAAAAAGAGAACATAACGGTTAACCAGGTTGTATTCTTCAAAAGAAGTACAAAGTAACACGTTGACGGCCAATGCTCTGCTTAACTTATCAGCTGGACTTGCGCCGGATGCCCTCAGAGCTAAAGAACTTACTAGCTTGTTAGGAGTATTACACTTGGGCAACCAAACATCGTCGAAACGAATGAATTGATTACCCAGGAAACTAACAAACTTTAAGCCTCTAGCATCCAAGTGGCCTTTGAGCTCAACACCCAATTCCTTAAAATATGAATGTAAACTCTCCGCCGGTAATCTAGCTAAAGCCAAATCACTGCATGACCTAACAGAATCATCACCAACTACACACAATTCCACATTTTCTTTGAATTCCAGATAACTAAAACCCGCACGTGCATAACTATAATAGTAGAGCAAACACATTGCTAAAGTGTTGTCTACTATAGTATTAGATGTGCCAGAAGGATTCCCACCATCGTATTTTTGGATAATGTAACCATCAGGCTGTATAAATACAGTGTTGATTATATCCTCATACAAAGTGTAAAATCTCTTCTTGTGCTTGGTACGCTGATCGGTTTCATCAAATTGTGTACTAATATGTCTCCACCTAAAATCTCGAATCGCCTCAAAGATAGGTCTGATAAAAGAAGAATCAAACTTCTTTGCATCGTCCTCAAAAGTGTTGGAATGCTTAAGAAGCTTTTCAGCTAAAGCATTCCAACCTCCATCGAACGGATTCAAACCTACCGCAGAAGGACACTCTAAATGGGAAGAATAGAACGATTCATTTTGTTTCAAACAATACCTATTGAGTGAAACAACATGCTGCACCGGGGCAGCGTTGATTTGCCTAATATCATTGATCGACAACTTAGATTTCTTCCTAATCTCCTCCTTAAGTGCTGACCCAAAACAACAAGTGGGGCTGGTGATGTAATCAAGACTCTCGTCATAATCACGAAGCAAGGAAATGCCGCCCTCCTCCAGAAAAGTTTTCTTATTTCGATGATGTATATTATGAGGGAAACCAGGACTAGTTGATAGATCCAAATGAT